CAGGCATGTTTACTGCGGCTACAGGAGGGTCTGGTGGAGGCGCTATAACTAAATCTGGATCTGGTGCATATAGTTTAAGTAATAGTGGAACTGTTTATGGAAGCACGGCGTAATGGCATTACAAACTAGCGGTCCTATAAGTTTAAATGATATACATATTGAGGCAGGAGGATCTTCTGGCAGCACAGTAAGTATAAATGATGCTGATATTATAGGATTAATCAGCAAATCTTCTGGTTCAGAAATGTCATTTAATGAATGGTATGGTGCTACATCATCAGTACCTAACAGTTTTTCTGTAACAGGGGTTGGGGCCACTACTGGATTAAACGGCGTTGGTACCTCTGCAGGCGCAGGTGATTCTTTTGTAACAGGAGTAGGAGCTACTACTGGTGTTAATGGAGTAACAGTTAGCTCTGAAATCACTTTAACATCTAGCGGAACTATTAACGGACAAGCACATAGACAACAAATAACTGCTTCTAATTTTATTTCGTCTGGTGGAACCTTGCGTATTCCTTCAACTCTCTGGGTGTGGTCTAATAATCCACCAGTTGCCGCACTAACGGTTGATATCCCCTGCACTATTATAAACGAAGGTAAAATAGTTGGCAGGGGTGGTGCAGGTGGTGATTCTGCTGGTGTTACGGCAGGTGGCGCAGGTGGGGATGCAATTAAAATTAATTCTAGTGTTTCAAATGTGACTATCATTAATAGTTCTGGTGCTTACATTGCTGGTGGTGGCGGCGGTGGTTCAGGTTATGCTAAAGCAGGTGGTGGCGGCGGTGCAGGAGGTGGTAGAGGTGGGTTTTCACACAACAGGTCTGGAACTTTCGCATTAGGAGGCAATTTAAACGCCATAGGCAATGATGGTCAGGGTGGCGGTCAGGGCATTGGCGGCGAAGCAGGTGGCGGCGGCGGTTATCGTGATGAAAGTAGCGGTGGCTCAGAATACACAACAAACGCGGGAGGGGGAGGTCGAATTTTGCCCGGTACACAAACTGCTATTCATACTACTGGAAGGTCTGGTTTAGTAGGATACGGTAGGGGTGGAGCAGGCGGTCAGGCAGGTGGAAACGGAGCAAACCAAGGTAACGGACAGCGTGGAGCAGGCGGCGGTGGATGGGGAGCCGCAGGGGGTGCAGGCTCAGTTGACAGTGGCGGTGCAGCAGGCAAAGCTATTGAAGATAGCGGTAATTCGTATACTCTTAGCAATAGTGGTACAATTTATGGAGCGACAACATAATGGTGTTACAAAAGTTTGAATTTAAACCCGGTGTCAATAAAGAAGTGCCAGATTATGCTAATGAATTTGGTTGGCAAGATGGTGATAAAATTAGGTTTAGATCAGGTTATCCTGAAAAAATTGGTGGTTGGTCAAAAAAAGGCACTAATCAATTTATCGGATCTGCTCGTGCTTTAAAAAGTTGGCAGAATCTTGATTTAGATAAATATTTAGGAGTAGGTACTCACTTAAAATATTTTATAGAACTTGGTGGTGTTTTTCATGATGTAACTCCGATAAGACAAACTACTGCTGCAGGTGATGTAACTTTTTCTGCTTCAAATGGGAGTAATATCATAACAGTTACAGACGTAAGTAATGATGCTAGAGAAAATGACTTTGTAACTTTTAGTGGCGCGGCAAGTTTAGGGGGAAACATAACTGCTGCTGTATTGAATCAAGAATATCAAATTACAAAAGTAAATTCTAATAATGAGTACGAATTTAATGCAAGAACTGCTGGAACAGACATTAGTAATTTTTATACTAATGGTGTTGTAGATGATACTTCAGCAAGAATAAATGCTACTGGATCAGATACTGGAAATGGTGGCTCTTCTGTTGTTGGGGCTTATCAAGTTCAAAGTGGCGTTGATACCGCAGTTTTTGGAAATGGCTGGGGCGCAGGAACTTGGAATAGAGGGGCTTGGAACTCTGCTGCTACGTTAACTGTTTTGTCTGAGTTAATGAGGCTTTGGCAACACGATACATTTGGTGAAGATTTAATTTTTAACATTAGAAATGGATCTATATTTTATTTCGATACATCAAACAGTTTAACACAAAGAGCTGTTAATATTTCATCTTTAGCTGGAGCTAGCAACACTCCTACGGTTGCAAAACAAGTTATTGTTTCTGATGTTGATAGGCATGTCATTGCTTTTGGATGCAATCCAATAGGTTCAACTGTACAAGATCCACTTCTAATTAGATTTTCCAGCCAAGAAGATCCAGCTAATTGGACTCCTACTGCTTTAAATACATCAGGTGATTTAAGAATAGGAACGGGTACAGAAATAATAACAGCCGTGCAGACAAGACAAGAAATAGTAGTTTTTACAGATCAATCTTTACATTCTATGCAGTTTATAGGACCACCTTTTACATTCGGCATAAATATGGTCTCAAAAAACATAACAATTAGAGGGCCAAATGCTGCAATTTCTGTTGCCGATAGAATATTCTGGATGGGAATTGACCAATTTTATATGTATCAAGGTCAAGTAACTCTTGTTCCATGTACTGTAAAAGAACATGTTTTTGATGATATAAATGAAGAACAAAGTGAAAAAATATTTGCTACTCAAAATTCTGGATATGGTGAGATATGGTGGTTTTATCCATCTAAAAACAGCGACAACATAGATAAATATGTTATCTATAATTATGAACAAAACATATGGTATTATGGGACTTTATCTAGAACTGCATTTATTGATAGGGGAATATCAGAATATCCTGTAGCAGCAGGTAATGACGGTAAGTTATATTTTCATGAATTTGGTTTTGATGATCAAAGCGGTAATGTTCCTGCAGCCATAGACGCATTTATACAATCTGCTCCAATAGATTTAGGAGATGGAGAAACATTTAGTTATATTAGAAAGTTAATACCTGATATAACTTTTAGAGGAAGCACGAACGCATCACCAACAGTTACATATACGCTTGACGCTTATAATTATAACGGTGGATTAACAGTAAGTACGGACACAGCAGATATTGTTAAATCATCAAATATACCTATTGAACAGTATACGGAAAAGGTTGATTTAAGAGTTAGAGGTAGAGCTGTTGCTATAAAAATATCTTCCAATCAAGTTGGAACAACATGGAGATCTGGTTTAAATAGATTAGATATCAGACCAGACGGGAAGAGATAATGGCAAACAATCCGTTACCAAAACCATATTTTCCAATACCACCAAATGAATATGATCCTGCATATTTTAGAGAAGTAGTAAAAATGTTTTCTGTTTTTCTGCAACAGGCAGGCAATCCTAGTAAAATAACGGCTGATGGTTTAAATTTAAAACCTTTTGGTGCTGCTGGTGTACAGACTTTTTCTAACAATGCATCTGCAATTTCAGGTGGATTATTGCCCGGCGATGTATATGCTGGAAATTCTGGAGATCTTAGAGTAGTTATTTCTCCAGACGTAATTGTTGCAAATACTGGAGTCCAAGGTATTATGAGTGTAGGAAATGCTACTGTATCAACACCTTAGTGAGGCAAAATGGATCTACCCAAGGTAAATATAGCTGTAGCCGCTTCAGCAGTAGTGGCAATTGTATCTACTGTAGGTGGAGGTATTTGGTATGCTTCTTCGCAGGCTTCAATTATCGAAGGTCTAACAGAGCAAGTTGAAACTTTAACTATTGAAAACAATGCTACTGATCGCACGAATCTTATTCGTGATGTGGAAGAAAACACTGAACGTATAGATGAGATTATAGATTACATTATAGAGGTAGAGGAAGACGGTGGCGAAACCATTGACGAAATCTATGAAGAGTTTGAGGATGTGTACGAAACGCAAGAAGGATTTTTGCTACAATTTAATCAGATCGTAAAGCTGCAAGCTAGGATTAAAACTCTAGAAAACACAATGGAATACATTGCAAGACGCCCCATGAATAACGATGGTAGGTAGCTATGGACCCCCTTACAATATTAGCCGGACTCAAATCAGGACTCACGGCAGGTAAGAGCATTGCAAGTCTGAGTAAGCAAATTGGACAATTTTTCGATGCAACTGACCAAGCTAAAAAAACTCTACAAAAAAAAGGTATATCAAGCAAAAGTGCAAATGCTACGGCGTTGGATCGTTGGGCGAAACTCCGCAATGCTGCAGAAGCGGAAGAAGAACTTAAAGAATGGATCACGCAACGATACGGAAGATCAAAATACTTAGAATTATTAAAAATTCGTAGAGAAGTGCTTGCAGAAAAAAGAGAGGCGGAAGCGCAGGCTAGAAGGGATGCTATACAAAGACAAGAAGTAGCTATAACTGTAATAGGTATAATTGTTCTACTTATTTTTACGTTCGTGGGAGCTACTGGATACCTTCATTATATGGGA